TGTAATTTACCAAGATACGCTCCAGCATTAGGATTAGGTGCTAAAATGAATACTTTTTGGTAATATGAACCCATACGAAAATAAAGGTAATATAAGAACATTCTCTAAAGATGTAGATCCAATGGAACTGGTATGGCACCAGGATAAAGAAGATAGACACATAGAAGTTCTCGATGGTAAAGGATGGTCCATACAGATGGATAATCAGTTACCTTTGGATATTAACAAGGGAGATCGTATATTTATAACAGAAGGTCAAGTACACCGAGTATTAAAAGGTACAACAAATTTAAAAATAAAAATAAATGGATAATTTTAATTTAAAAAAATATTTAGCTGAAGGTAAGTTAAATGAAGAATATAAAAATGACTATGCTAACAGTGAAGAAGATTACACTGATGAGATGGTTGTAGAAAAAATAAAAGATATAATTAAATATCACGAACTTGATCCACAGGATTTAATAGACGAAATTAGAATAGAATTTGATGTTGATGCCATGGACTAATCTATAAAAATAAAAACATACAGACAGATTCATAGCCTGTCGTGATTAAAAAATAAACAGATATCTGTGGCGTCTCATTTGGAGACGCCATTCTTAGTTCGTATATTAACACATAAATAAGGATACAATATGAGTAAAAATGTAGTAATGGTTGGAGCAGGAGTAGCAAATGTAAATGCTGCTACTAAGCTAATTGATAATGGGTTTGATGGTAAAATTACCATAATTGATATGGGTAAAGATCCATATTTAAGACCATATGAAGAGGTAATGACAGGTTTCCTAGGAGCAGGAGGTTGGTCTGATGGTAAATTAACTTATCATACTGCTATTGGAGGACAATTATCTAAATATTGTGGTGAAGAAAAAGCGATGGAATTATTTGATCAAGTAATTGATAACTTTAAACGTTTCCACCCTAAACCTGAAGAAGTACAATGTTCAAATCCTATTGCAGAACCCGATTTTATTAAACCATATTTTGGATTACGTTTATTTCCAGTATGGCATGTTGGTACAGATTATTTACATGAAATAGGTAAAAATTGGTATGACTTTTTAGTTGATGGTGGTGTTGAGTTTATTTGGGAAACCAAAGTAACATCTATTGATTTTGATAATAGTGAATTATTTATTGGTGAAGAAGAATCTTGGTTAGACACAAAAAATTGGCCTATTTCATATGATAAACTTATTTTTGGTGTAGGCAAATCAGGTATTGACTTTGGTAAGCAACTAGCAGAAGAATATGATTTACCAACTGAACCTAAACCAGTACAAATTGGTGTTCGATTTGAAGCACCACAAAAACACTTCCAAAAATTAATTGACGTATCTTACGATTTCAAATTATATAGAAAATATGAAGACAAAGGAGTATCATTACGTTCTTTCTGTACAAACAACAATGCAGCATATGTTGCCGTTGAAGAAACGTATGGAGATCATTCGTACAATGGACACGCTAAAAAAGATGAAGCATTCCGAAATGATATGACCAACTTTGGTATATTAATGGAAGTACAAGGTATTGATAAACCATTTGATTGGTCAAGAGATGTAGTTAAAAACTTACAAATAGATGGTACAGGATTATATTATAGCCCAACACGTAAACCATCTACAACATCAGAAGGTAAAAATGTATCCGCTATACAAGTAGATACATTACATAAAATAGCAAAATCAATGCAACCATACTTTATGTATGTATATGATTTTATAGAGGATATGAAAAAAGTATTCCCTACATTAAAAGACGATTGGGGTATTTATGTACCCGAAGTAAAGTATCTATCTCCTGAGCCACTTGTCGATTATACCAATTTAGCACTCACCAAGTATCCTAACGTACACTTCGTAGGCGATGCTTTATCAGCTAGAGGTATAACGGTAAGTGGTGCACAAGGGACATATGTTGCAGAACATATATTAAAAAATTAGGAAACCACATATTAATTTCGTATATTTACGACAAATAAAAACATTATGGGAATAGAAACAGGACAAGAGTATCCAAAATCAAGGAAATTAAAAAAAGCAGATGGTACTATTGCTTATATTTGGGATGGTAAACTACATAATTGGGATGGGCCTGCTTATATCCCAGAAGGAAATAATAGGAAGGCAGAATATTATCTTTATGGTATGTTAAAAACAAAGGATGATTGGAAGGAAATGAGAAGTCAAAGAGAAGGAATTCCATTTTATAAGAACCAATCAATGAAAAATCAACTATCAGATTATAGAAACTAAGATATGAAAATAGGTTTATGTGGTACAATGAGTGTAGGTAAAACTACATTAGTAAATGCTTTAAAAGAATTAAAGCAATTTAAGGATTATAATTTTGCAACAGAACGTAGTCAACATTTAATGTCATTAGGCATTCCTTTGAATACGGATTCAACATTAAAGGGACAAACAGTATTTTTAGCTGAACGTTGTGGTGAATTAATGCAGGATAATATAATTACAGATAGAACTATACTTGATGTAATGGCATTTACAATGAATGCTAAATCTATACCTTACCAAGATAAAGAGGCATTTGAAACATATGCTAGTGAATTTATCCGAGAATATGATTATATATTTTACATATCTCCTCACGGGTTAGAGATTGAAGATAATGGTATTCGAGAGACAGATGAGCACTATAGAGACGTAATTGATTTTACAATTACAAAATTAATCAAAAGACATGGTCATAAAGCAGGTGCAATAGAAAAAATATCAGGTTCTACAGAAGAACGTATTCAACAAATATTGAATGTTACTAAACTTTAACATATTTATAATAAAATACCTTTATAATGAAAAAATCTGAATTAAAAAATTACATCAGAGAAAATATAATTTCTGAATTATCTGAATCTACAGAAGATGAAATTACAAAAACTAAAGAACTTACCCAAGCAGTTCAAGATCTGGAGTCAGCTAAAAAAGAAGCAGGTATAGAAGAAGATGCAACCCCAAAAAGAGAAGATTTTTGGGCTGATTATCAAGATATAGGTCAATTTTACTTAGAAGGATTTGGTAGGGAACATACTTTAACAGACAGCCAGTTAGAAAAACTAGGTAAAAAAATAGTGGATCAATTATATAAAGGTGATGTTGGTAAAGCATATGATGCCATTGTTAAAAGAGGCTCAATGAAAGAAGCATCATACTCCAATCAATATGTAGATAAAAATAGGATTGCAAGTAATAAGTATAAACAAGCTAATGATTATAAAGCATCTTATGATGGTATTGGACAAGTTTCTTCTGAAAAACAATTTGATGATGATAATATAGATAAAAAAGCAGTTAAAGGGGCTAAAAAAAATAAGGGTTTATCTAAAGCAGCTGAAGAATTAGCTTTATTAACTCGTGAAATGAAGTCATTAGCTAAGAAATATTCTAAAGCTGAAGGTGCTGACAAAGAAAAATTAGTTAAAATCTTAAAAGATAAAACTAAATTAAAAAAAGAATTAGAAAGTATATTAGATAATAAAAAGATATAATGTCATCTAAAGAAAGGTTTTTATATTTTGCTATAATATTTTTTAGTGTTTATTATTTGGTTAATATGTACTCCTCAAATGAGGAAGAATATATTACTGAATATAACAGTAAAATAGAAGCCTTGAATGATAAAATTAATTCTTTACATGATGTAAATGAGAACTTAACATTAGAAATTGATGTATTGACTAACCAAATATCAGTACTAGATCAAGAAATTAGTAAGCAAGATAACAAAATAGTTATATTAAAAAAACAAACAGATGAGAAAGTTAATAATGTTGATTCTTATAGGTATGATGAGCTTGAACAGTTTTTCACAGAGCGTTATAGACAGTACCTCGATTCGATTACAAAAACCAGTAGCCCGTCTAGTAATTAAAGATTTAATAACAGGGGATAGTTTTAAAAAAGAATTAAATTTAATAACAACAAAATATTCACTATTAGAAAATAAAGTTGTATTAAAGGATAGTGTTATTAATAATCTTAACTTTCAAATTAATAATTTTAATTCTATATTAGATACAAAAGGCTCTCAATTAGAATTTACTAAACAATTAAACGACAAGTTAAGACTTGAAATTAAAAAACAAAGACTTAAAAATAAAATTTTAGGAGGTGCTGGTTTAATAGCAATTGGTGGGGTAATACTTATATTAAAATAACTGCATGTCAGATTTAAAAAAAGTAATACGCCAAGAATATCTAAAATGTGCTCAAGACCCAGTACATTTTATGCGTAAATACTGTTATATACAGCATCCACAACGTGGGCGCATACAGTTTAACCTGTACCCATTTCAAGAAAAGGTATTAACGTTATTTCAACAAAACGATTATAGTGCAATATTAAAATCTAGACAGTTAGGTATATCAACTTTAGCAGCTGGTTATTCACTTTGGTTAATGACCTTCCATAAAGACCGAAACGTATTAGCATTAGCAACTACACAAGCAACAGCAAGAAACTTAGTAACAAAAGTACAATTCATGTGGGAAAATTTACCCTCATGGCTTAAAGTAGATTCTGCTGAAAACAATAAATTATCATTAAGATTAGTTAATGGTTCAAAAATTCAAGCTAAATCCTCTAATGCCGATGCAGCACGTTCAGAAGCAGTATCATTACTAATTATTGATGAAGCAGCTTTTATTGATAATATTGCTGAGACATGGGCATCTGCACAACAAACATTAGCAACGGGTGGTGGTGCTATTGTATTATCTACTCCTTATGGTACTGGTAACTGGTTTCATCAAACATGGGTTAAAGCTGAACAAGGTGAAAATGAATTTTTACCTATTAAACTCCCTTGGTATGTCCATCCAGAAAGAGATCAAGCATGGAGAGATGCACAAGATTCACTATTAGGAGATCCTAGATTAGCTGCACAAGAATGTGATTGTGATTTTAGCACATCCGGTGATATAGTATTTTATAATGAATATTTAGAATATTACGAAAAAACACATATTAAAGAACCTTTAGAACGTAGAGGGGCAGATCAAAATTTATGGGTTTGGGAATCCCCAGATTATACAAGAGATTATATAGTAGTAGCTGATGTTGCTCGTGGTGATGGAAAAGATTTTTCTACCTGTCATGTAATAGATGTTGAAAGTAATGTACAAGTTGCAGAATATAAAGGACAATTAGGTACTAAAGAATTTGGACATTTATTAGTAGGACTAGCTACAGAATATAATGAAGCTATGTTAGTAATAGAAAATGCTAATATTGGTTGGGCAACGATACAAGTAGCTATTGATAGACAATATTCTAATCTTTACTATTCACAACGGAGTGACTCCCCCAATGCTAGTTCGTATTTTGATAGATATCAAGACCATTCAAAAATGGTAGCTGGTTTTACTATGTCTTCTAGAACACGTCCTATGGTAATAGGTAAATTTCAAGAGTACATATCAGATAAAGGAGTAACTATCCAATCTAGAAGGTTGGTTGAAGAAATGAAAGTGTTTATTTGGAAAAATGGTAGAGCAGAAGCCCAAACTGGGTATAATGATGATTTAGTAATGGCATTTGGTATAGCTATGTATATTAGAGATACGGCATTAAAATTAAGCCAACGTGGTTTAGACTCGGCAAAAAATGTATTAAACAATATGTCTGTTAATAGAACCCCTTACCAAGGGGGTTATGGGGGCAACCAAGATGGTAAAAACCCCTATGAACAAAACTTTGGAGATGGCAAAGAAGACATTAGATGGCTCTTCTAAATCATATTTATAATAATAATAACAAATTATGGCTAACAAAAGCGTATTTACAAGATTAAAAAGATTATTTTCAACTGATGTAATCATCAGAAATGTTGGAGGCAATCAAGTAAAAGTAATAGATAGTGGTAAAATTCAATCTACAGGTGAATTAGAAACTAATTCTTTAGTTGATAGATATAATAGAATATATTCTACTAGTCCATCTTCACTTTATGGGGCTCAATTTAACCAAAATTACCAATATCTCAGACCTCAATTATATTCAGAGTATGATTTAATGGATCAAGATGCTATTATAGCCTCTGCTTTAGACATATTAGCTGATGAATCTACCCTAAAAAATGATATGGGAGAAGTACTTCAGATTAGGAGTGCTAACGAAGACATACAAAAAATATTATATAATTTATTTTATGATGTATTAAATATAGAATTTAACCTATGGATGTGGGTTAGACAAATGTGTAAGTATGGTGATTTTTTCTTAAAACTAGAAATCGCAGAAAAATTTGGTGTATATAATGTTATTCCTTATACGGCATACCATATTGAAAGGCAAGAAGGATATAATCCTAAAAACCCTGCAGAAGTAAGATATAGATATGCTCCCGATGGGATGGATAATTTAAGTTCAGGTATGTACCCAGTAGCAGGTGCTGGTGCTAATTTACAAAATGAGTCTGGTATCTTCTTTGACAACTATGAAATGGCTCACTTCAGATTAATTTCTGATGTTAATTATTTACCTTATGGTAGAGCTTATATTGAACCTGCTAGAAAATTGTATAAACAATATGTGTTAATGGAGGATGCTATGCTAATCCACAGAATTGCTCGTGCTCCTGAAAAGCGTATATTTTATATGAATGTTGGTTCTATACCACCAAATGAAATAGAAACGTTTATGCAGAAAACAATTTCTCAACTTAAACGTACGCCATTCCAAGATAATAAAACTGGAGAATACAATTTAAAGTACAACCAGATGAATATGTTAGAAGATTTCTACATTCCAATTAGAGGAAATGATGCAACTACTAAGATAGAAACAACACCTGGGTTGCAATATGATGGTATACAAGATGTAGAATACTTAAGAGGTAAATTATTTGCTGCACTTAAAATCCCGAAAGCATTTTTAGGATATGAAGAAGGTGTAGAAGGTAAAGCAACATTAGCACAGCAAGATATTAGATTTGCACGTACTATTGAAAGAATACAAAGAATAATGTTATCTGAATTAAATAAAATAGCATTAGTGCATTTATATACACAAGGGTATACAGATGAAACTTTAACAAATTTCACAATCCAGATGTCTAGTCCTTCTATTATATTAGAACAGGAAAAGGTTGAATTATTAAAATCAAAAACAGAATTGGCGGGTACAATGTTAGAACAAGGTTTAGTACCATCTGATTGGATATATGATAATGTTTACCACTTTAGTGAAGACCAATATGATGAATATAGAGATTTGGCTAGAGAAGATGCTAAACGTAAATTTAGAATTGACCAAATTGCAGCAGAAGGAAATGACCCTGTAGAAACTGGTAAATCCTATGGTACCCCTCATGATTTAGCATCATTATATGGTAAAGGAAGAACAATGTCCGATCCAGGTAATGTACCCGATGGTTATAATGAAGACGATCCAAAATTAGGACGTCCACAAGATTCCATTACTAAAAGAAATACTCAAGCAGATAACTTTGGTAAAGATAGATTAGGGACAAAACGTATGAAAGATAAGGATAAGAATGATGGTAATTCAATTAATCCTAAATCTAAAGGTAGTCCATTAGCTCTTGAAAGTGCTACTACCGTTTACTTGCAAAATAAACAGATATTTGAAGCTTTAGACAAGAAAAAATTAGTATTTAATGAAAATAAAGATAATACTAAATTGTTAGATGAATCCCAATTAAAGGAACAATAATTTTTATATATTTATAATAAAATACTTTTTGATGAAAATAAAACACTCAAAGTACAAAAACACAGGCATATTATTTGAACTGTTAGTACGACAAATAACTGCTGATACTTTAAAAGGAGATGATTCACAGGCTATTGATATTTTAAAAGAATATTTTACTAATACTTCTTTAGGTAAGGAATATAAATTATATGAATCTATACTTAAGTCTAAAGTAATAACCGAAGGTAGAGCTACTATGGTAGTTGATACTATATTAGATGCTTCAACTAAGTTTAATAGAAAATCACTAAAAAAGCAGAAATATAATTTAATCAATGAAATTAAGAAACATTATAATTTAGAATCTTTCTTTGGTTCTAAAGTTACCAATTATAAAGAATTAGCTGCATTATATACTTTAATCGAAAACGTTAATTCAAACTCAATCTCAAATCCTACCCAATTAGTTGAAAATAAAGTTACTTTATTAGAACATTTAACTAAAAAGGAAATTAATAGTGATAAAAAACAATCAGTACTTAAAGAATTTTCTACATATGATAAGGATGTAAGAACCTTAACCTATAAAATATTATTAGAAAAATTTAATAATAAATATGACTCATTAAGTAGTGGACAAAAACAAATCCTTAAGGAATATATTAATGCTGTAGATTCAACACCAGATTTAAGAAATTTTTATAATGTTAAAATTACAGAGTTAAAATCAACATTATCCAAAATAGTTAAAAATGTTAAAGATAAAACTATTCAAATTAAAATTACCGAAGTATCTAAATTCTTAACTGAGTTAAATAAAACTGATAAAGTTGGTGATGATAATTTAGTTGATTTGTTACGTTATTATCAATTGGTAAATGAAATTCAAATAGCAAATGGCAAAAAAATATAAACTTAAAGAATTTGAAATAGGTGATGTAAAAGTTGATAATGGTACTAAATCTACCGTTACTGATATTAACCCTACTACAGGGGCTATATCTTGGTCTATTTCACAAATACCCAATATAGATAGATTACTTGATGAATCAGATGATTTAGTTACTACCGCAAAAGGTGTATATCAAAAAGTTAAAGATGATAAAGTATTTTTAGATATCTACAAACAAGCTAGATCACTTAGAAACGTTATTCGAACTCATACTAGAAACAACTACCCAGAAGAATATAAAAAATCTAGAGGGGTTAATGAAGAAGAAGTAGATGAAATGTCTACATCAGGAGCAGCAGGCGGTTATAATACACCATATGCCTTTAGAAAAAAAGGTGCTAAAGCTGATGATGAAGCTTATAAAGAATTAGGGTATACTGTAGTAAAAGAAAAAGCATTACCCGTAGTTAGAAAAAAATTAGCAAAGGTACCTAAAGCAAAAAAAGTAGCATCTAAATATAAAATGAAGATGCCATCAGGTGTAGTTAGTACATTAGGTTATACTATGGATGAAGCTTATGGAGATGGTGAAGATTTAGGTCCTGGACCAAAAGCAGGTCCTGAAGGAGTTACAGATAGTGCATATACAAAACAATTTAAATATCAGTTGGTTCCTAAAAATAAAAACGGTACTTACGTACAGAAAGGTTCAGGAATGATAGTTAAAAAATTATTTTAATATGTATAAACGTAGTATAAAAGAACAAGAAGATAAAGCATCTAAATTCCATGAGGAACGTATAGAGGCTTTTGATAAATTAGAAGCTAGATTTGACGATATTAAAAAATCAATTAAATTAGCTAAAATAGAAACAATAAAGTACTACAGAGATAATCCAGATAGTTTTTCTGTTGTAATAGGCACGGATATGCTAAACGATTATTTTAACGATATAGAAACATTACTACAATAAAAAATAAAATGAAAAAAACAGCAAACTACTTATTCGAACAACTTTCTAAGGAATTTAGTTCTAAAAAATCTAAAGAATCAATCAACGAAGAATTAGGTAAAATAGTAACATTAAAACCTTTAGTGCAAATGGAAGCATCTGTAAAAGAACCATTTTGGACAAAATTTGAAAATTTCTTAGCTGAAGGTGGTACATTAGAACCTCTTGTTAATAATGAAGATAAAGTTAAATATAATTCTAAAGAACAAGACGAAAAAATTAAAGCCGACCCTAAATTAAAGTTCGAAATGGACAACAAATTAGGTGGTTCTTATAAAGTATCCGATGCTGTAGAAAATATTGATTCTCATAATTACGATTATGATCCTAAAGTAGAGAATATTAATAACGTTAATCCTCAAGAAGTATTAAGTGGTGTTCAATTAGAAATTAATTATAATAAAGAATTATCATTAGATGAGGCAATGGAGTTAGCAGTCAAAAACTTAGCTAAAAACCCATTACATTATGTAGAAGAAGGTCAATTTGGTATTAAGGGTTTAGGATATAAAGAATCTAGACAACAACAATCTGATGGTGAAACATATGGTGGTAGTGGTTTTAGTACTAAATTAAAAGATGGTGGTGATAGTTACACACCAATCAAAGAGTCTAAAGAAGAAATTAAAAAATTAGTTTTAGAAGCATTTGGACAAGTAGTAACCTCAGGTAACCCAAATTCTTTAGCAGCACAATCCGGAAATATTATTCGTCAAATGATGGCTGAAAAAGAAGAAGCAGAGAAAAAATTACCTATGGACGAAATGGAGGATGAAGGTACAGCAGTATCTTATTCCGATACTACATCAGAAGCAGCAAAACCAGATTTTATGGATATTGATGGTGATGGAGATAAAGAAGAATCTATGAAAAAAGCAGGTAAAGATAAAAAAGCTAAAAGACCTAAAAAAGAAACTATAGACACTAAATTAGCCGAAATAGGAAAAGAAGCTGAAGAGGTTAAAATGGAAGCTCAACTAGACTTCTTACACGATCATATTCAAGAAAAAGTAGACAGAGTTAGTTCAATCCAAGAAGATGAAAATCTTAGTGAATTAATTGACAAGACGAAAATGAAACAAATGCAGAGAGAAATCAAAGATTTGGAAAGAAAGAAAATGAAAATGGAAAGAATCTATGAAAAATCTTGTGGAAAGAAATATTCCAAAAAAGAAATGGTAGATGAAACTGAAGAATTAGATGAAATGGATGCTGTAAGTTGGAATGATAAAAACAACCCAACACGTGGTGCTGCTGGAGAAAGAGATCCTAAAAAAGTGGGACAATCAACTTCTGCATATGCCGTTAACGAAAGTGTTGATTTAAAAGATTTAATGAAAAATGGTAAAATCAATAACGATGTTTTAGTAACAACAAAACCAGGAGCATCTAAAGATGAACAAATGAAAAATGCTTTAAGACCTAAATCAATTGAAGATAATAGTGAAAACGCTGGACCCGGAGCTAAACTCGTAAGATTTGCAGATTTAGCAGGTGGTAGTGATAAAGACTATAAAATTGAAAATGGTAAAATAGTAGATGTTTCTTTAATCGAGGATAAATAAAAACATGAGCAAAAAGCTATTAATAGAAACTCATACTGTAAAGATATCCCCTTCCCAATTAACTGAAAATGTTAATAAGGAAAGTGGAAATCTTTTTGTTGAGGGTATTTTAGCTACGGCTGAAGTAAAAA